TGTTGCGGAGGATTTGCAATTCCGCAAGGATTGTGCCTTGGAAACTACGCTCACTCTTGAACTTCGATACGGTAGTACGAATCGGGCGGATTGCATCAAATGCTTGAGCAGCAGTGAAGCAACCATTAGGGAAGTTGGATTGAAGAATGGAGCAAGTCATTTGCCACATCTTCACATTCATCTTGTTGGGAGATTGCAACTCTTCAACAATATCTTGCAGTTTGGTGTAGTCATCCACATCATCAATTTGAGGAGGACGCTTACCGATAATCAAGAAGTCACGAAGGTCAACTTCACTATCACTGTAAATGAGATCCAAACTGTCAAGAATCCCACGGAGTTCCTTGATGCGAACAGAGATAACTTTCAGCAATTCGTCACCATCGGAGACATTGCTGGTATTCACATAGAAATTCAAGCGAGTCTTGATACCTTCGGCAGCACAAGCAAGGAAGGTAGGAAGAAAGTCACGAATCCACACTTTCTGCGTTGCTTCGTGCAAACGGTCAACAATATCAGTCGTAACAGTGGCACCAGAATCAAGAATGGTGATACCGTGCTTCTTGTAGATTTCAACGATACCGTTAGGACCAGTGCGAGCAGTGTAGTTAGTCAGGAACGAATCTTTGACTTCAGTCTTGAAAAGATTACGCTTGAGATTGGTGCGGTTGATAGCAATTTCATGAACTGCAAAAGTTTCAACCCACTCATCAATCATTTCCTGAGTGACTTCAATACCCTTCTCTTGTTGGCGGCGGATGTATGCCTGCCCACGGGCAAAGTAGTCATCGTAGTTAGATTCAGTGCCGTCAGGTTGCGGTTGATGTAGAAGACCAACCTCATCAATTACGTCACCGTCAGCATAACCATCGTTAGCGGCATAAACATCAACGAGCATCCACTCGTAGTTGTTAGCAACATACCACATCCAGCGGTGGTTGCCATTCACCAACCAGTTTTCCAGTTTGTTGGTATCTTCATCCAGAAGAATCACAGGGGGCAGTTTGCCAACCTTGTAACCTTTTTCCAAGGAACGTGCTACACGGTCGTACACTTTGCGGTCATTACCACGCTTACGACCCACGTTTTTGCGGAGTTTGATGTCTTTGGTATTCACGATTGCAGTATAAAGATACTTGCAACTCGCATACTCAGGGCGAACATAACCCTCAACTTCACGCTTCAGGTGAAGCATTTCATCAGTATCTTTGGGGTGTGCAACGTATTCAGAAGGAATCTGAACTTCGTAACCAAAACCTTGACCAGACATAATAAGTTAGTTAATGCAGTGTGCAACGTGGTGAGGCAATCCCCCAACCACTCATGCAATATACGATGAATCCGATGCCCTGTCAACCCCTAAACGATTAGAAGAACTTATCTAACCCAACTGGTTCCCCAAAGGAATAGTTATAGGTCAGGGCATCGGCACACACATAATGTCGATGTGTTACAGAAACGCCCAAACGCTCGCAAAGTTCTCTATGATTGTCTTCCATCATTTCCACGGCATACAACATGTTATCTAAAACGTGTTGTTCGCTGTGATATTGACACAAACGATTCTTTAATCCAACAAGAAAGTTTCCACATCCAGCAGAGTTGTCAATGAATGTGCTGCTAGGATCTTTCAACAACTCTTCTGGAATTTCATCAATCATCTGCTCCACAAGTTCCATCGGAGTGAAAACCTCTTGTGTTTCTTTGATTCTTTCATCGGAACGTTCGATGGTTGATCCAACATTTTGGTTGTGTTTATTCTTTGCCATCACGTTCCTCTAGACATCTTGTGTAGGTGGTAATCAAATCATTCTTGCCGAAGTGATACCTACCGTTGCACTGCGTTGCAGCAGCACGAAACTTATCCGCAAACTCTACCATATTTTCTACGACTGTCAAATCTCGACAGCGTAAAAAGTGATGCCCCTTTGCATAGTGTGTAAAGTTTTCAGTTTTTACTCTACCACTAGGTCCACAACCATATTCACCAACAAAAACATTTGCCTCATCTCGACGCTCATAAGGTAGAAATTCAAAATCTGGATGCTCTCGCATCATTGGAATCTCGCCCACGCCTCTGGCAAATCTCGATGAGTTTTTGACTTCCCAGTGTTGTTTCACAGCATTGATACCACCTGGGAAACATTTTGGGTCACAGTCTTCATCCACAACACAATGAAGATGCCCTACAATCTTATTGAGTGAGGATGGTTTCCGAACAGAAGTTGGCAGCACAAAACGAATATCATCAGTGATTTCTGATGTCTTATTCAGAAATTTGATGGCAAGGTTTCCACCAACACCGTAAGGTGGATTACCAATAGCAAGTGTGAATCTTTTCATATACCATATTTTACAGCAAGTGTGAACCTATGTCCAGTCCTAAATGCAGTCGCACGATGTAAGATATTAGCATCAAACATTACCATACGATTAGGAAAAGGAAAGACACCTCTTATCTCATCATCAACAACAAACTGAGTTTCTCCACCATATTCTATATTCCATTCCTCAACAGCATAGTATAAAAGTGTAACACCATGAGACCCATCAATGTGAAAGTATGGGTTCTCACTTGGCGCAAAACAATTCACATACATTCTATTGAGATTCAAAGATGTTGGAACTAATTCTTTAGTCTCATCCCGAAACAGTTTGTATATCTCACTGGTCTCATCAATCTCATGAATCATTCCTGTAGGTAGAGAAGTGGGACTATCTCTCTCACCATAAGAATACGCAGCATTGTGACAATATTCAATCACATTCTCACAATCATCAACTGAAAGAAAGTTATCAATGACTTGTATTTCCATAACTCAAAACTCTTATGTTAAATGATATTGTAATTCTTGGATATTCGGTCTTTTCACAGGGTAATACACAGTGTTGAAGATATGATGGAAACATTAGTAAGTCTCCTTCATCAACATCTGGCACATAAACCTCACCACAGTTATTAGTATCAAACTCCAAACTTAAATTACGAAGTTGTGCTAAAGGATCATGAAACTCTGGTGGTTGATGCTCTTCTTTATTAAATGAAAGAAAGTGAATACATGAAAAGTGTGCTGGATTTAATGCACTACCCAGATGGTCATGAATTTCTTGATACTCACCATCAAAGTAAACGTTGTACCAAATATCATTTATATCTGCTGTATAATCTTTATCAAAAATCTCATCAAGACATTCTCTATATTGATTATCTAATAGATTCTGATTCTCCTGAAGTATTTCCATACCAGGAGGTTCTCTCTTATAAGATGTTCTAATCTTATTTGTAGTCCAATCGTCAGGAATTTCAAGGTTCTCCGATGCTTCTACAATTCCTGAAACTAAAAGATTCTTTAGTAAGTCATTATTGTTGACTTGAGTCTTAAAGATTGTTACCGGAAAGATCTCTTTAGACCTCATCTCTTCAACGCTCACAAAGCATATTCTACTGAAATTCTACCATTGTGTCAAGTCTTACATCCACGAACAAAAATTCCATTGGTTTATCGGATAAGTTTGCACCATCATGAATAACACTGAGAACATCATAGACTTGACAATTACCCTCATCCCATAGTATTCTCTTATTGTCCCAAGTCATATAACATTTCTCTCTGTCTGGTATGTTTATGGGCACTTGAATACGCTTGTAAGGTTCTCGATATATGTCTGGATCTCTATGAGGTTTCAGCACTGTTCCAGGGTCAAATAAAGAGTATCCAGAGTACAGAATATCTTCATTCTGATGTATCTGAATCACTTCATCAGTCATCAATTTCTTTCTAATTAAGATAGATTTTGCTGTACTTTTTAACCAGTAATGATGAATATCTTTATTGCAATATCCTCTGGTAGTTGGTGCTTTTTTAGTTGGAAATTTAGTCTCTTTTGCCCATTTGTATAGGGTCTTAAGGTCTTGTTGAGTGATCATAATACTTAAAGTTCAAGTATGGATTGTATGGAGATGTTCTATAAAACTTCACTACTTGTTCTCTATCCTTGTAGAGTTTTATTTTAATGTGCCACGCAAATTGTTCTATATCATAATGTAAAAATTCATCACGCATTACATACTCTTTATCTATCTCAAAATTTTTTGATAATATGTCTATAACTTCTTGATGATTTAATTGAAACGGAATGATTTCTATATTGATAGATTCATCAATAAAATCACCATCTTTTGTAAAGTCTCCTGCTAGCAGAACATCAATGAAATGTCCTTTGAACAGTTTCATGATTTTAACTGTATCTTTTAAGAATAGTGATTTGAATTTTTTGAATGTATCAAAATGAAATCCACACTTAAAGTTATCAGTGTATGGAAAATCTCTAGTGAAGTAAATTGTTGGGAAGTTTACATTGATGTTGTAAGCATCTAAAACATCTTTTGTAAGATAGTCTCCGTTTCTATTGAGATGGTGAATATGAAAGGCTGGATTTTTAATATCTGGACCAAGAGCAGTTATTGAAGTTTCATATTTTGATAGATCTAATCCCCTATCCAGTTCTCCTTCAAACTTATCTACAGTGTAATGAACTGATTTATGATTTCCTTTTGAAATCTCTGTTTCATACATCCGATAAGTCATTTTCCAAAAACTTCATTATGCACGCTTTGCTTGGTCATTTTTCTAGGAGAACCATAGTAAAACCAAAATGTTCCAGAATATTTTATTCCACTAATCATTTCATTTACTTTATGGTAAAACATCCAGTTAGAAGGGAAGATAATCACATCCCCAGTAGACGGTTTGTAAGACTTTCCTGAAAAAAACTCTATGTCTCCACCTTCATAGTTATCGTTAAAATAAACAGTACAACTTAAAATATTTTTTCTTCTAGCAAACCATTGTGGAAATATTTCTTCTAAGAAGTCATCATAATGATAATTGAATTTAGATCCTTTATGATATTGTCTAACCATCATTTCAGAATATCTAAACTTTTCTCTACCAAAATATGACCAATTAAAAGATCTCACTCTTTCAGAATATATTTTCAAACCCTCGGTAAAAATATATTTCTGAACACCTTCTATCGAATCTAATTCTGGATCAAAAAAAGAATCAGCAGCATCATCTAATAAACCATCTGTATATGGTTCTGATCTAAATTGTTGTAACTCTTTAATATCTTTTATTATTTCCTTACATTTTTTGCTATCAATAAATGATTTTAAGAAAACAATATGGTCTGATAAATTTTGATTGAACTGTTTATTTTCTATTTCTTCTGTTATTTTACTTTTGTTCTGTGAAATTTTTAGATAATCTAACATAATTCAAACAAAGCAACACACGAGTCTTCATTAACTTTCACAATATATTCTTTATCCTGCTCAAGATCTGCATATTCTAATTCATTTATAATTTTTCCACTTACCTCACAACTTCCTTCATAACATATCAAACATCCATAATTCTTCGAAGAACTAACCGTCCCACTATCAATTAATTTACCTTCCCATTTTTCATCTTTTTTCCAAGAATTAAAAGTTATAATTCTTGTGTTTTCAAAACACTCACCAACCATATGATTATTCATATAGTTTCCAATATAAAAAAGTTGTTTTGGTTCTAAAGTTTCATGCGTTTCAAATTTTCCGTCAACTAAAGCATGATATCTACCACCACCACAGGATAAAAATGAATAATGTGAATATCTATTTTCTGCTGGATCATATCCAACATGATAATCATCAGTGGTATGAACACATAGATGAAACTTTGGTGCTCTGTAAGTTCTGTTGAATGACGTCATGATAAATCAACTCTTTTCATACGTTTTGATTTTACGTCTCTAAGTTCATTAGTATCTATTGCAACCACCTTACCTATAAAATCATCATATGATTTTCCAAAGAACATCTCACTAGCAACATTAGATTCTAAAGTTACTTCTTCACTTTCCTGTTCTTTGATAATTGGCATACCTAGTTGAAATAATGATTCTATTAGATTCACTCTATCTGTATTGTCAATAAACTTGCAATTAATTACAACTGGGCAGTAATCATCAATTGATTTTGGTGCATTTTGACGACAAAAACTTACTACGACTTGCTCTGTTTCTGGCAAATACTCAATAATTTTGAAAATGATTTTCATGTCAAGTAAATGTCTTCCAATATTTAGGGTCAATATACCCCATTGAATAGTGTAAGTTTTCCTCTTTGAGAGTTAGTGTCACATCACCCACGATTGCCAATCTTTCTCCGCTGAAGTTTTCAGTTCTTGCTTCCGTGCGATGAGTAATAGAACTTGGGAATATGACCAATGTTCCTTCTGGTGGTCCAAGAAAGAAAGATTCTGAATTATATTGATTGAACTCTTTTAACATAACTCTATCTTCAAATTCAGAAACAGCATTGCTCCCTAGGAACAAACTATTTTTCATATGTGGATTTTGAAATGATATATGATGTGAATTTGGTGGGCAACTTAAGTAGTATGCAAAAGAAATATGACTCGTGGAATGTATGTGCCACTTAATTTGATCTTTAGATTGTCTCGCTCTTGATAACCACGTTTTAGTAATTGTAAAATTGAATATATCCTTATATTCTAAGACATCATGAACATAACACTTAACATGACTAATCACATCTTTGAATAATGGTTGAAGACTATCTTCTAGATGTATGAGTGGATTGCCTACATTTTCACTTACTGTATTATTTTTATCGTCATCTTCGTAATCGTATTTTGGATATACTTTATAGAAAGATTTTTTGTGTGTATCATGCTTTTCCATATCCCCAACATAAAAGGATACTGGAAAAGCGTCAAATATTTCATAGTTCATGATGATTGATGTGTTCCCCAGGTTGTCAAGATATACTTCTCTCCACCAATGGGTGGATTTCCTCTATGTGTATATGCATATGATGTTGGGAACACTAATAGTCTACCTTTCTTTGGTGGAATTCTTGTATTCATATACAAGAATTCTGTTTCTCCTGCCTCAAAATCATCATTCAAATATAGTTGAACAACAACTGCTCTAGAAGATGAGATTAAATCTGAGGACTCATAATGCCAACTATGAAATCCTCCACCTTGTGGAATTTTCTTTGCCTTTACATCGTAATACAAAAGAGTTGTATTCTGTAAAACAGAGTATAGATTAGCGTAGTCTTCGATAAATGGTTTTAATTTTTCAAAAAATACTTCACCAATACAAGACCATGCTGGAAGGTCATAATAGTGATGGAGATTTATACCTTTATGATCTACTTCATGATTATCATATCCTCTTTCAGCAAATAATAAACTATTCTTCTCCAAGTTGTTTATCATGCCGATAAACATATCACAATCTTCGGCACTAAACGCATCATCATACACTTCAATACAATTTCTCATTGCAAATAAGATAAAAAATTATTTAGTTATGAAACGTTAGTTGCTCCTGTGTTTCCATGCACTGTTCCATTATTGGTAAGGGTGAAATTAGCACCACTTACTCTACGAATTGCAGCACCATCTCCACCAGAACTAGTGCCATCTGAACTACAAACATTGCCACCACCTCCAGCGCCCCTACCTGCTCCTTGTCCAGGCGCTCCACCTGCTCCACCATCTCCACTTCTGGATCCTCCACCAGACTTTCCACCACCACCACTGCCTCTACCAGTCTTACTACCATCGCTTCCGCTATTACCATTACCACCACTACCAAAAGCACCATCACCTCTTGGTCCACCTCTTCCTGAAGGCAAACCTGCTCCACCTCCGCCGCCTCCACCAGAGGATGCGTGGTCTTGTGTGTTTTTATCTGGGTCATTATGACCACCGCCACCACCGCCACCACCGGCGTATCCTGCTTGGATTCTACCTCCAGAGAATACTCTTACTTTAGTAGTTCCATTGGTATACTGAATACCTAAAGCACTATTTCCATTTTTGCCATTATATCCACCATCACAAACACGTCCTTTTCCACCATCACCACCTGCTCCAAAGATTTCTCCAGAACTACCAACATCAACATATAAATCAGTATTACTTTCCCAATTACCAGTTCGCATTCCACATCTTGATCTTGAATCTGATCTATCAGAACCAATGGTTAAATTGACATGCAAATAAACTTTTGTACCAGCAGAACTTGATGGTCTAGATCTGAATCCTCCTATACATCTAACATCTTGCGGTCTATTATTCCACTTTCTTCTACCATCAACTCTATATCTTGGATTGGGACCAGAACTTGTATCATAATAATTTACTACTGAATTTAATCTTGAATTATAAAAATCACTCATGCGTATTGTCCCCTGATGGGGAATACTCTTATTTTGTGAAGGACCACAAGTATCATTATCTAAGTTCAGAGTCAAATTACCAAGGGTTTCTCTGACTCTGTAATTACCTAAACTTCTTCTTCCATTCCTTCCAAATTCTGCTTCAATTTGACTAAAACGGATTGGACCTGAGTTTTGAAGTGCCATAATAGTTTACGCTATAGTTGCAATTCCACACCACCCATTCGGTAGTTTTAATTCTAATCGAGTATTATCTGTGTTGTAGATGATAGCACCATCTTCAACACCTGTATTATCAACATTAGTTAGGTTGTTTCTTTGAGTCGTTGTGAGTTTGGGGAAGAGAACATATGCAATGAGATCTCTGTTTGGACCAAGAATATCTGCGTTATTTGCATGAGTAAAATCAATCGCACATTTTGCTCTGGTTGTTCCAATTCCAACACCAGCAACTAAACAATCAACTTGAGGTGCCGTAATACCTTGATTATTGATTATAGTTGTTTTGATACCAATGTTGCCTGCCTGGTCAATGAAAACTCTACCACTTCCTGGAGAGTTAACTGAGAATTTTTCAGGAACAACTGCTGAAGGGAAAGAAGAATCTGTTCCAATTCCAATGAAACTGGAAGTAACATCGATAAATGTTGAAATACCTGACTGTGCATCAACGTTACCAGTGAGATTACCAGTTACGTTTGCATTGATTGCATCTGGAAGTGTAATGTTTCCGGTAACATTCAAGTCTCCACCAACGGTTGTATCTCCAGTAACATATAACTCTGATGTAGTCACAATACCAGAACTTCTTAAAGTTCCTGCAACATCAAGTGTATGTTCCGGTAATGTAATTCCAATACCCAAGTTTCCACCATAGGTCAATGTCATCAGTGGATTACTTTGGAAATGCCAGTAGTAAGAACCAGTATTGACTCCTACAGCACCTGATTGCAGATAGTGATTGATATTTCCATCACCCTTATTAAGAATACTGAATGAATATGGTGTGCTGTATGAACCATCATCATGACCATATCTCAGTAATGTATTCCATCCATTGATTGAATCAGATCTACCAATAGAAATATATGAAGATGTTTTTTCACTAATTATTTGTACCGCTGCTTGGGTAGTCACAAAACCAACTCTTCTGATGAGAATGTCGGCACCGTTTGAAGGACTATCAGAACCAATCGCAACTCTTCCAGTTAAATAATTGGTTCCAATGCCAAGAGTTGTAACTGTCGCAACACCAACAGTTAAGTCTGCAATATCTACTTCTGCATCTGGAGTGAGTGATGCTGCTGTTGATGCAGTACCTGTAATTCCACCAATAAAACTAGATGCAGAAACAGCGTTTGCAGTGATAATGCCAACACTGATGTTTGGAGTTCCAATCAGAGATGATGCAGATGATGCAACACCAGTAAGATTTCCAATAATGTCTCCTACGAAGTTAGTTGTTGCGGTAATTATTCCAGATTGAATTGTATCGGATTCGAAATGAATGGCAGTTGCGGCAGCACCAACTGCTAAATCATTAGTTACAGTAAGACCACCACCAACTACAATTTCTTGAGGTAGTTTTGAATTTAATAATACTGGAATTCTATCGTTACTGATAGTTCCTAAGGTTAAATTATTCGCATCTAGAAGAGTTAAATCCGAACCAATACCAACGAATTTATATGCAGTTGTAATTCCACTAATTAAAACATCTCCACCAGAACTAATACCAACACCAGTTCCAAATCCTGCTAAAGTATTATCTGCAACTCCTCCAACTTGGAAAGTGAATCGTGGGTCTGTCGTCCCCACTCCAACATTTCCGGCAGCATAGATGCTTGTATAACCTAATCCAGCATCAATGTCAATCCACTGTGATGTTGGCATCCCCGAAAGGAATCTAGCGTCACCATAATAAGTAACAATCCCAGCAACTCCTGGAGATATTTCATACGATGTTATGATTCCTGAAGCAATACTAACTCCAGCACCAACGACACTATTTGTAAAAGTTAAATCAGTAACACTTGCAGTGCCATTTACTTCAAGAGAAGTGGAATATAATGTTGATGCTGTAGCAAATCCAGAGATTTTTGCATTCCCATAAGCATCGATTGCTTCAGTTGGAATAGTCGTTCCTATTCCAACCAAACCAGTAGGACTTACTACAAAGTTGTCATTGTCAACTTGTACACCATTACGAAAATTAAACTGCTTGTTATAATTCGCCATCTCTGGATGCTTTTCTAGTTATTTAGTTTGTCTTCAAGGGCAGAAACTTTGTCGTTAAGTTCCTTGATTGCTTCAATGAGAAGTGGGACAAGTTTTTCATAACGAACACCAACGTATCCATCATTTCTCGTCTTAGTAATTCCAGGTAAACCAAGTGCTTCGATTTCTTGTGCGATAACACCAGTATCTTCACCAGTTTTCTTGGATTTCTCTTCATTCCAAGTAAAAGTGTTTCCACTTATGGAGATAACCTTTGCAAGAGGATCTTCAATTCTCTTAATGTTATCCTTCAACCTTTCATCTGATGCATTAAACGCAATAACATCTCCTTCACACTTGAGTTCATTGGTTGCAATATTGAATTTCAATTGAAGGTCACGCATCAATGTAGTCATTGCTCCGTTTGCAATATTGGAGTCAATCATCATAATGGTCATCTCATCGGTGGTTAAATTACCAAGATTTTTTTGACCTTCAGTTCCATAAACTCTACATTTACCAGCCCGATCTGCTTCACCAGCAAATCTAGTTGCAGTAACAGTGTCACCATTGATAATAACGTTATCAACTCTTGCTGCACCAGCAACTACCAAATTTCCAGTAATATTTGTGTTGTTTAAAGAACTAGTACCAGTAACGCTGAAGTCATCATTCACCTGAAGGTCTTCAGTGACCACAAGATTTCCACGAACGATTGAACCACCACTTAAGGTTTCAAATTTGATTGAATTATCATAATAAAGTTTTACTCCCTGATTTTCCTGAGCAAAAATCATCGACTCAGAATTACCAGCATTCTTAACATTAAAAGCACTTGCATTGATAATCAGTCCACCAGGACCATCATCATGAATGAAAGAGTTGTTACCATCATGATAAATCTTGAGGTCATCATCATCGCCAAGTAACAACTTATCATTGTCACGCATATCAATGTCAGCGTTGACATTTAATTTTCCATCAAATGTAGATGTGCCATCAACTTGTAAGTTGCCACCAAAATCAACATCTTCACAAACAAACAATCTCTTGCCGATAGCAACGCCGCCAGCAACTCTAAGAGCAGCATTTTGATCTGTGCAATTACTTGCATCTTGTTGACTCTTGATATCAACAGAACCTGCTGTTCTCAGTGAAGATGGAACTCCATTCAGAATTAAGGTCTTAGCAAGTCTTACATTTTCAGTGAATGTAACTGGACCATCAAATTGTGAAAGGATTTGTTTAGATTTGCCACCCTCAACCAGAATTCTTTCTTTAACAACAATCTCATCAAATACGACAGAGAGTCTATTAGGATCTTCACCAGTTACAGTTGGTGTTGGAACATCAAATGTCTTCTGCTCACCAGATTGTGCAGAATACTTCGTGTTACCAATATAGAAGTCACCATCACTGTCCATACCAGTGTAGAGAACAGTTCCACAAGAAGTTTCTTGGGATTGTGAGAGGAACTCCTCATCTTCACTCAGAGTCTTGATTTGAACCTGTGGAAGACCAGTTGAGTAGTTACCAGGTCCATAACCAAGATATTCAAATGTATGACCAGATGCACGAAGAATAGAAGGTCTACGTGATTCGATTGGTAACAGTTTAATCTTCTTGATTTGACTGTTTATTTCATGAGTTTCAATGATGGTTCCCATTGAACCACGAATTACTTGAATTTCATCATTATTAGTTCCAGTAAGTTCACCAGAACTGACTCTCATGATTTCATTATCAATCTGAATATATGAACCTACGGGGAATCTAGATTCAATCTTAGTGGCGTGACCATCAGGTTTTGCAACCTTAAATTGTGAATCACTAACGCCAATCGTTTCTTTTGTTAAGAGAATATTGTTATCATAGAATGTGAGAGTTCTAGTACCAATATTCTCACCAAAACTATCCGCACTTGCATTGTTAGCAGATACACCATGCTTCATAAACTTGGAAGCATTACTAATATCTGTTGCTGTGAAAACATCAAAGGTATTTGTGGTACCTTTAGTAACACTATTGACGTAGTAATCACCCAAGTTGTTGTTACTAGAATCAAGAAGTCTTAAGGAGTTTCCAGCAATCAATCCAGATGCTTCACCCGATGTAATTGTAAATGTATGGAGATTTGCATTTACACTATGATTTGAAATAGTTCCTACACGACCAAGAACGGTAATATATTCTCCTGGAGTTGGTAATGGATCGCCAACAGTTCTTGCAATAGCAACTTGATTTGTGGTGTTTGTGTTGGTAATTGTGTAATAACCACCACCAGTGGTTCCAATACCAGTTACCTGAACATAATCATTTGTTGCAATGTTAATATCTGATGCAGTAATTCCAATTCCTGCTTGAGGTGTACCACCAATCTGATTGGAGTCAAAGTAAAGAGTTTCGCCATCAGTGTATCCAGAACCGTTTGCAGTAATTACTGCATTGGTGACTGCACCACTACTAACTTCAACAGTTGCGAGAGCACCATCCCAAACTAAGTTAATAGTCTCAAGATTAGTTGGTGGAACTGTCTGATTATTAATCAGACGAACATTATAGTATGTTCCATCAGTATGACCAGAACCACCTATTAATGATGAGAATGTTGTAATACCTGATAATCTATGCTCAGAAGCAAGTGTAAGAGTTGCTGTAGTATTTGTGGCGGTTACACCAGTAATTTCATTTCCCGCAGTAAAGGTCTTGAAGAACTTATCTGTGGTTTCCCTCGTCAAACTTCTCTTCAGATCGTTAGTAACAACTTCTCCAAGAGGAGTTCTCTTAGCATAACTTGCTGCAGATGCTGGATTGTCAACTTCATTATCCCTATCCAACTGTGGATACAGGTCAGTGATGTTTTGACTATACTTACCATCACTAAATTCACCACTAGGATCTTGAACAGCATTATTTGCATTCAGAATATAGAGATAGTAAACACCATCCTGAACATCCTTAATATATGGTGTGATTGTTTCTACACGATAGATGTAAAGATTCTCTTGTGCATCATTTCTTTGTAGTGTTGGAAGAGTTTTATCTCTAACATTTACATCAAAGTTTGAAAGACCTGGTGTATGAGTGATGTCGAAGATATCAACATCATTAACAGTGAAAGTATTGCTATCCTTAACGTCTAAAACTCTAAATGAACCGTTGTATCCAAAGTTATCTACAGCAGATTCATTGGTTGTACTTGTTATACCTTTAATGATAACAATGTCATTATCTCTAAGGTTGTGTGGTCTATCTGTGCTATAAACAATTGTATTTGTTGGATTGTTGTAGCTACATGTACTGATAAACTTTGGATTTCTATTGAAATTGTAATCAGCAGTGGTTATGACATTAAGATTGAAGTCGGCAACTTCTCTGACATTAACATCACTGGATTCTTGGAGTACAAAACCACTTACAGGGTCTCTAGCATTCTCAAGTTCTTTTGGAACAACATAACGAAGTTTATAGATTTTCTCGTCAATACTTCTTCCATCTTCAACTCTCTTAATGTATGAAATTTCAGATTCCTCAATTTCAGAATCAGAACTTGATCCAAGGAATGACCTGATCGCTGATTGAAGAGTACTATTTGATATAAATGCTGCGTGTCCTCCAGTGGCAACTGTTGTGAGGGTTGTAGTAGCGTTAGCAGGAATTGCATCAATCGCATTGATATAATCCTGCAACCAAGTTGCTTGGTTTCCACCACCAGATGTATCATCCAATGCCTGAGTGAACAGTAATGGTGCATTATGTGTGCTGGTATAAGTCTCTAGACCGATTGATTGGTAAGGTTCGGAACCGTCACCACTGGAAGCTCCATGAATTGCTGCAATCTTTGTACATGAAAGAGAAGAAGATCCACCACCAGCACAAGTTTGGTCAAACTGAATAGGACCAGGAGCGTTTGCAATGACACCAGCAATACCTGTTTCTAAGGTATTCATCTTGGTGACAAGTTTACCGCCTTGTGAATGACCAAACAGATAAACATCTCCTATTGATTTGGAAATGCCATTTGCTGTCATAAATGCATTCAAGGAGTTCTTAACCCAACCAACTGCTGCTCTAGCATAAGGTAAGTTATCTCCCATCAGGAAGTCTGCTTGTTCTATGCCAGTTCCAGATAAATTATAATTTCTTGCTTGAGAAATGTTATCCTGAGGATATGCAGCAGAGAAAATAATCTTATCCCTTACATTAAGACCTGATTGATCTAAGAAATAGTTCAGAGAAGTTTCTGCTGCATCTGCAATGGATGGACCAGTTGGACCATCAGAAAGAGTTCCGTGATAAACAACTACAACATCAACTGAACTTGATGATACACTTGTAGGTACATACAATTTACCCATAACTGGGTACGATGTAGAACCTACCGTATAAGTTTGACCATCAGATGGCGCAAGTGTAATCGTGGTGCTTGTAATATTTGAAGTTAGTGTTTGGAAATATTGATAAAGGGCACTAGAGGAATCAACGTGTACGAACCAATTCCCCTCAACATAATCATACTGAATTGGATGACCAATTTCACCGGCAACTTTATCAGAAACTCTACTTTCTACTCTAAGTTGATCGCCACCATAACTTGTAATGTAAATTGGTGTTGCCGCATCTGCATTGGTTTTAGATGCTGCAATCTGGAATTGAGAACCAGAGAGGGAGATTCCATCAGTTCTTCCACTATTTTTGAATGATGTAATTGCATAGTAAACTCTATTCTCTTCCAAACCTTCTGGAAGATCACCAGTCTCACTAAAGATGCGGATTGATTCACCGTTTCTTAAGTTATGACCTGTTATGGTATTGTAAATGGTCTTGGTACCAGTAGTATCTGTAGATGGTACGGTAATTCTCACACCGTTGTATACTTTTGCTGAAGTATCGGCACCAGATACTGTATTGGATGTTGTAGATTCTGGGATGTCATTTGTCATCAGAATCTTAGCACCGTGTTCTACGGTAGCACCACCAACAGTTTCTTGAAGATATACAATATCATTAACCTTGGCACCAATTCTATATCCCTGAGAAATAATCGGTGGTTCAATATCTAGATTAGTATATCCTAAGAGATAGATTCTATCTGATTTTCCAACCGTCTTCGTTTTGGCAATATCAAACTGAACCCATTCAATATCAATTTCTGGCGTCCCAATAGATCTTGGCGTCACAACACCAGTTACAAATCCCTTATCATCCTTATTAAATGCTGATGCTTTAAATCCATCAGCAGCAAGAGAGAATTGACCAAAGTTGGAGTTTGAGTTGGTGATAGAAGCGTCACCACCACTCAGACATTCGAAGTGTTTGTGGAAACCAATAGCGAAGACCGAAACGACCTGAATAACAGCATCGTTTGACATCTTGATATGAGTTGTCTTCCACCCATCTCTATAGACAGCATCAGAGTCTAAGTGATAAACTTGTGCTTCGGTGAGAGAAGAAGAACCTCTAGACAGTAAATCTCCAGTTACTTTATTTGTTGGGAGACCATCATATCTTCTGTTCTTTGGATCGTACTTAACGAATGCACGGTCATCCTTTTGAAGAGATACAGCAGTGAACTGTGCAACGACCATGGAGCGGAAACCATCTGCTTTGCTTCCATCGGCGTGCATACCTGCCATACCATAGACAGAACGCAATGATACGTTAAAGATATATGGAGATGCACCAGATACGGTATCAGTTTCAATAACAACAGATGCTCCTCTTCCTGGTGCAAGACCTGCTCCAGGACCAGCAGGAAGGTTTGGTCTTACATATGGAAGAGCATATGTAAATCTAGTATCACTCAGAACATCAACAACTTTGGTTGAGATATTATAATCTTCTACATTGATATTTCTAATCTTAATAGGTGTTCCTGCATTAAGATCGTGTGCAGTTTGAGTTGTAACTGTGACGATAGTTCCAGGAGTTGCACCATCACCAGAAATGATGCTAGAAATAACTACAGGGTCAGTTGCAAATGCGCCAACGATTTCCCATTCTGGTCTTTGCTTTGAGAAACCAAGAGCATCAACTGGGAATTTCTGGTCAATTTCTCTACCAGATGCTCTATTGAATGCATTACTAATCTTGCTGTAATACATGTCAAGGTCGGTGAGTTGATATCCACCAGGGATATTGACACCATCTGCATATTCAAAGCAAGTAACTTTGTGGTGAGAGAATGTAGGTTTTGTTCTATTGTTTGTAGAGAAATCTCTGGGGTCAGTATAGACTAATCCAGTTTCATCACCATCAAAGAAGGTGAACTGCCAGAAATAACAAGCACCAGTAACTCTAAAGATTGCAGTGCTTGGTGCATCTGGATCAGTTGGGTTTGGAACATACTTTGGTCTAACCTTTGTCTTTCTTAAGTCAAGACCAACGATAGAAGTACCACGAGGAATAATAATACCACCGTTGATACTATTGAACTTATACAGGATGTTATCTTCCTGTGTAAGGTCGAAGTTAGAATTAAGTGTAAGAGTTAATTCATTTTGTGCAGCAGACTCAGAACCTCCAGGAGCAACTGCTGTTGCAACACCACCATTATCCTTGATAGCATATCCAGGTCTGTTGTCAATCAAGTGCTCACCAGGGAACACAAGGATAGTAGTTTTCTCTACCAGGTCGTTGTCATCACCTCTCAGATAAGAGAATCTTGCCGATTCCAGCAGTGCTCTCTGAATGGTTTTGAAAGGTTTCGTTAACGAATTACCTTGGTTCTCAATACCATCAGTGGAGTCAAGGTCGTTAGGGTTAACGTAAAGAATGCGACCTTCGGCATTCTTGATAAAGTTCTCAAGCTTATTAAGAGGCATCTTATTCTGACAACCGTTAGATTTCTATGTTTTATTTATTAACCCATAAAATCTTCCTCATCATAAAATGGAATCAAATCTTCGGGTAAATCTTTGGCATTTGAAATCTCGACCATATCAAAACAAGGATGCATTGATTCCATAATCATATAGTTGGAACCTTTATAAACATCATCTATTTCATAGGACTTATTTTTGTTTGCTTCTTCTACTAAATCTCGATCATAAAGATGACCATCAGGCATCTCATCAAACGTAAATGGAATACCCTCAAAGAAGTACATCTTTACGATAATCTTCTCTTCGTTATACCAAACGTGCTTTGTTGTAATGGTATACGACATAACATTCTCTTTAATGTTATTTATTTTATAGGACGAGGGGGAATCGAACCCCCACGGGCATAATGCCCAACAGATTTTAAGTCTGGTGCGTCTACCTATTCCGCCACCGTCCCGTAGGTGCTCCCTGTGAGGATCGAACTCACCTCAGCCGAATTATGAGTTCGGTGCATTCACCAGATTGCTAAGGGAGCATTCGCTATTCGCAAATAGCGAATAGGAGTACTGGGAGTTGAACCCAGACTACCCCGTTATAAGCAGGGCGCTCTAACCATTAAGCTATACTCCCGCAGATGATTCAGTCAGCGTCATTATTCAACTCTGTGTGTATTCGCACAAAATCATCATTTGCGGGTATCATTACTGCTGCTGTACCATCCTCTCTGACAATACCAATATGCTCTCCGTTTTCTACTCTTTCAAGAAGAGCATCAAAGTTTTTTTCCCATTCTTCAAGTGTGAATACTTCCATTATTCTTCTACAGCAAGATCGGCATACTCAATTTGATGGGGCTCAAGATTAGCAGTTACAACTTCTAGGACATTCATAAACTCTTGGACAGTTTCACACTCTACCACTTTTTCATTACCTTCATCGCTGAGGAGAAGAAAAGAACGAGTGCAGACATCAATTACGATGCCTAGAACAGATTCTTGCGCGGTTCCCATTGGGTGTTCCGTTGATTACCTAGGTATTATAAGGTAGATTGAAGTGGTTGTCAAGTCACTCAAAAATAAGAATAACTAATCCGTTTTGACTGCTGCCACCATACCCAGAAACATAGTTCTCGTCATTAGTATCAGCGGCATCTACACCACCTGCAGTTCCCGATGAACCATTTTGAGAAACTGTGCTTGTCCAGGAACCATTAATGATTCCTGAACCTCCACCTCCACCTCCACCAGAACAATTAGTGGGTTCAAATCCACCGCCGCCACCACCACCATAGTATCCAGCACCACCACCACCGCCACGCTTTCCTTGATAAGTTCCAGCACCACCACTGGCACCACCACTATTACGATAATAAGCATTATTGCTTGCGTGTGGAGAACTCCAAGGTAATCCAGCACTTGCTGCTGCACCACTTGTAGAACCTGCAATACCACCAGCACTTTGTGTACCACCTTGACCTACCGTAGGTGCTCCATATCCACCAGTACCAGCACCACCAGGTCCATTTCCACCACCATATCCACCATTACTTGCCTGACCAGCGCCACCACCTCCGCCAGCAAGCATAAAGTTAGATCCATACTTCACTCCAGAATATCCACCACCTCTTCCTGCACCAGAACCAGACATTCCTGTTGGTGATCCTACTCCTGCACCACCAACATATACCACCACAGTATCCCCACCAGTGACTGCTATTGTTCCTTCAACGTGACCACCAGAACCACCACTAAAGTTTCCACCATCAAGTCCTACTCCGTTTGGTGGACACTCACCAATGCCAGTTCCACCAGCACCCCATACCTTTGCAGTCATAGATGTAGAAGTTGCTGGAACATTTACAGTATATGCTTCATTTCCACCTGTCCCTCTATATTCCAAAGCAATAATACCTTGGAGGACAATGCGAGATGGATATTGTAAAGAACCTGCACCTCCTCTTTCTGGATGATTCTGTCCAGATGCAAATCCACCAGTAAATCCATTGATTACCGACGAATGAACATATCCTGAACCACCACCGCCACCAGAAGCGGCACGAGTCCCAGAACCATAGTCATCGCCACCGCCTCCACCGCCGCCTCCATAGTATCCAGCTCCGCCACCGCCACCACCAGACCAGTTTGGATATGAACCAGAACCTTGTCCACCAGTACCACCTTGAAGTGCAGAACCAGGAGTTGCGCCAGTACCAGAACCACCACCAGCACCACCACCTCCACTCTGCGAACCTCCACCGCCACCAGTAGAACCAGTTGTGGAGTCTGGTGAGTTTCCTCCTCCACTACCAGAAGGACCACCACCATTACCACCAGGAGCACTACCAGAACCTCCAACTGGTGGTGCTCCTCCTCCACCACCACCCGCAATCAAAAGTGCATTTGCTTGACTGATAGTTGATGACGAAAAGATTCCTGCAAGACCACCACCATTTTCTCCACGATTTAATCCACTACCACTTCCAGGTCTTGTAGGTCCACCACCATAGTTCAAGACCATATGTAGCGTATCGCCTTGATTTAAGTTAAAAGTTCCATACGAATATCCACCTAAACCACCATACGCATATCCACCTGCTTGACCCCAAATAAATGCTTTGAGTTTTACATTTGTTGCCGCAGTATATGATCGTGTTCCTGAACCATCTAGGATAAGGCTGCCACCAGAACCAAAATCATGAAATGATGGACTTCCATTTCCATCAATAACTTCACCAACGCCAGTTGCTTGTGCTCCTTGAATATAAACACTACTGGTAGTATCTAAAATATTTCCAGTAATAGAGTTTTCTCTGATTTGTACTACAAAAGCTTCCCCATCTTCAACTACACCATCTGCTGCAACAGTTTTATTGAAAGAACCTGTATCATTGTTGACTGTAAAAGAACCAGAAAGAGAGTTATCTGTAAAATCTGATGCAGTTATTGTTCCTAATGTCCCACTGATAGTGTAATATAATGTTGTCCCATCTGATACACCATCAGTCGTTACAGTAACTGTAATCTGTGTACCTTCAATTAGATTGGTTGGAGTAACAGTTGCTTCTGCACTAATAGCAGTTCCTCCAAATCCATATCCAGTAACATTAATTGACGATTGTGTTCCAAGTATTGGCATTATCCAAATCTAGTTAGAGTTCCTAAAACTGTATAACTTGTAGCAGTATTCTTAATGATTGCAAAGTTATATGAGTTTATTGAATTTGTAAAACCAGAAGATGGTGGAGAAGATGAAATCCATTTAACTGTAACGGCAGTTCCATCAATCTTAAATCCTGTCGTGCTTGGATTTGAGATAACATAAGCACTAGAACCCATATTGATTAGTACAGTTACAACTATACTCTTTTGTATTGGTATACTATTCAGACCTTTTATATTAAAAGTAAAGTTTCCTGTTGCTTCGGAAGTGTAGTTGTGGAGTGAACCTTTACTTATATCAATTTCAATATCTTGATATGTAGACTCTTCATACACACATACCTTTTCAAAAATTTCTTTTACATTTGCTGTTGACTGTAAGTCCAATCCACCAGAAAACTTTGCATTTGATAGAAAATCAGATTTTCCTGCAAAAACTGATTCAAAGTTATACTGTGTCATGATTATCCTAACGCTTTGATTGCTGCACTCGCAACAGAAACTGCCGCTGCTGCACCAGGTCCACCTGCTGCTGTCGCTGCTGCCCTTGCAATACCCTCTGCATTTAATCCAGAATATACCTGATTCAAGAATGAATTTGCATTGTCTTGAGTTGCAATACAATCTGGTCCATAAGAGTGCGGTGCCTCACAGTAAGCTTCTTTTGCATTCATATCAATCTTATTACCAGCATCGAGAGTAATATCATTACCACACTTTAGTTTTATATTTTCTTTTGCTTCTAAGATAATATCTTTTCCTGCAATTCTTACATCACCATTTTCCATAGCAGTAATCAAAACACTGCCTTTCATTCCAGTGATACAAATATCTACACCACCACGCTCTGATTTGTTTCCTGCAATAATCTCAATAGTTCTGTCATTATACAAGCGATAGATGCCACCCTGCATCATACCGGCAAGTGACACATCACCTTGGTCATTAGTGCCATAAAGATCATAGACACCAGGACCATTATACCCTACTTGTGGATTGTTGACATCAATTCTAAACTGTGGACTAAAACTAACGTATTGTCTTTTTTCCCAATTCTGGTCGTGTGCCATCTATAATAATCCTCTTTTGGATATTTATTCGATACAATCGATAACTTGTCTGATTTCTCCTTGGGGTTCTGCTGGTCTTGGAATGAGTCTTGGTTTTAAGATGGCACCAGATCCTCTGAGAGATTTGATTCTATATCTAACTGGTTCCGTAATAGATGGAATTTGTCTAGCAGCGGTACTAGTGGTACCTTGAACTGTGGTTTGAACTGTGGTTTGAACTGTACCTTCGACTCCATCATCTCTATTATTTTTCACAACATTTACAATTCCACCACGAGTATCTGTAATGATTGTGTAATCATTTCCAGAATCATCTACTACAGTATCTGTAATACCATCATAATCTTGACCTTGGTCTACGATGATTGGTCCATTCTCATCATCTGTAATGTAATCTTCTTGGTCCTCACCAACAGTATAGTCTTCACCTTCAGTAACAATGTAGATGTCAGTAATTTGTTGATATGTTGGTGAATCTGGATCATAATCAATCTCTGCTCTTGCAGAAGCGCCGTATCCTCTACCACATTCATCAACAATTTCAACAAATGGTGGGAATGTGTATCCACCTCCACCATTTACAAGGTCAACACCAAGCAAACTTCCAGTAAGTCCTCTTCCACCCTCTGCAATCTGACCAAGAGCACCGATAATTGCTTTTGCCGTTCCACCACTACCTTTTCCACCACCAAAGATTTTAATTTTAGTTCCACCACATCCACCAAGTTCTGGAGGACCAGCATAGCAGTTGCCAAGAACACTTTTAAATCCAGGAACAGAAACACTTGGATTTGCAAAATCAAATACACCGAGAGCACCAGTGTCTCCAGCAATATCCTGAACGGTATTAATTGCAAGTTCTGCTAATCCTTGTGCTTCGTTTGCAGTGTCTAAAATATCTTGAACAGGAACGCCTACCTTATCATTAGAACCTTTACCAATTACCCACTCATTAGATGCAAGGTCAAAATCAGGAGCAATTTCATTACATCCAAGTCTATCTGCCAAACCTAAAATAGCATTAGCAGTGCTTCTTAAGAAATTCAGTGGACTAAATCCACCAAGTATCTTATCCAGACCACCAAGCAATGGTTGTATTAACTTAGTAACTCCACCAATGATGTTATTCATCAATGCACCGACTACTTGGTCACCAATACAGGAAACAAAGTTAGTAACATTATCGGCAACATTTTGAAGAATACCTTTGATAGTCTCACCAATACCATTGATTACATTGTTAGCAATACATGGGATAGCATCTGATAATTTTTTAACTGGTCCAATTAGAAGTGCCTGTGCAACAGTTCCTGCTTTTACTGAAATAGGATCATTTTGTGTTGCAGCAAATGTTAGTGCATAAACAGTATCATATAGTTTTTGCAAACCAGTATTTAATACTGGCACCATCGCTTCGGACAAGTTTCTAGTCATGTCCTGAACCAGGCGTGTAGCACCTTTTTGAATAGATGCTGTCATGCTATCAATAGCAGAAAATATTTTTTGCTTTTCTTTACCGATGGCATCACTTACACCATCGGTAATATCTTTAACTCTAGATACAAAATTATCTACTTCATTCTTAATCTTTTGAATTGCACTATCCTTTTCTGCAGATGCTGCTGTAACCTTTTTACCAATCGCACTTGATGAAGTGATTTCTTTCTTTGCGGGGTCACCATCAGGATTAGTTTTACTGTTTATCTTATCGGCATCAGTTTTTGATACAGAACGTGGTGACTTCTGTGAATTAGCATTCTGCTCATTTGCTTCATTTTTTGCAAGTTTGGCACCATCATTTTCAATCTCACTAGTGTAACCAGTAAATGGAACAAAGGGACTTACATAATCTGTAGATGCTACTTGACTTGTTCTTCCAAAAACTCCTACAATGACAGGAACTTGAGCATTATCACCATCAAGAAAGAATCCAAATACAGTATCTCCTGGTGAAAGGGCAACAGAATTTGCTCTGTTAGCGGCACCAGAACCATCAGTTGTTCCTAAGAGAACATTTGCCCATGGTAAATCATCATCAGGAAGTTCAACCACACTGTAAGGATGGTAACCAAGAATACGAACCTTTACGCGGTTTCCCCATCCAGAACCATTAGATTGCTCACTCTGTCCCGATGTCTTAGGAGGAATTTGACCAATCCACCAACGGAACCCATCTCTCCCAATAAAATTAGTTTTAAGTAAAGACTCTTCTATCATTATTTTTTCTGATTATTTGGACTATACTGACCAAAAGTATCTCTAATTAGTTTCATTGAGGTCCAAGAACCCTCTGTATCAAAATGATGACACAACTCTTTAATCATATATAGACCGCTTTGGTCTTGGTCATATTCCTTGTTCTCTTCAGTAGTAACTGATGGGAACAGGCATTCAATAATATTACCCGCCTCTAGAGTTGTATTGCACGGAATCGTAGCATTCAACGTCTGAGTAAACAAGATATTATATCTCATCAATGATTGTGATTGATATAGTAGTGGGTCGGCATTTTTTGCAGTTGAAACACCAACTTCAAGTGTTCCTAAGTCAACCACTCCAGTAAGTAATCTTGATGGAACATCTCCGAGAGTATCATCAGAATCATCACTTATCTTAGGTAGTGTAATTTTATCTCCAAGATTTCTAGATTTTCCAGAGTAATCATCAAGTTTGAACAATCCCTTTTCTGGATGTGTGAAAGTAAAGTTCAATGGGTTAAAATAACTTCTCTGACTTGCATAGGTTCCTAATCGTAGATTCTGCAATACATTTTGATTTCTATCAATCTTAAAACTTACAATTTGAAAGTCTTGAGAATCTGTATTTGGATTCACAACATCTGTTGAGTTATAAGTTGCTCTCTTCTCTGATGCAATCAGATTATCGAGTGCCTTAAATTTATATCCAGTTTGTGTTTCATAAAAACAATATCCAGCAGTTCCGTCACCTTCAACTTCTGGAACACCTTTTGATGCTAACCATGTCAGAACTGTAAATGGTTTTCTCATATTACCAATGAAACCATAGGTATTCATTGTAGGATCAACTTCAACTGGTTTCTTGGTCTTGAGATAGTCTTGAATTATCTTTTGTGCTGATGCTGAAATTGGAGATGATGTTGGAAACTTTACAGGAACTCTAGAGGTTTCATTCGTAATCGCTTCTCTAGAGCAGAGATTCAAAACAAATGATTCTGATTGGTTTCCACTAATTACATTACCGATACTAGAAACATAAAGATACTTATCGGTTTCTGTAAAGTCTAGACCAGGATTTGTAGGAGAATTTCCTTTT